GACGTTCCCGGTGTAACAGCGTTAACATTTTTCATTATCCCTCTAAGCTCAACCATCTTTCCACACCGCCTGCAACTCGGAACATTAGCCCCGACCGTTGAGTAGATATCAAAGTTGGAATTGTAGGTAATGTCAGTTTGCCAGCCAGAATCATAAGCTAATTCTGTAAGTTGTACTTTCTCACTGTCCGAAAAATCATTCGTGGACAAACCTTTACCACTAACTTTATCAACCTTACCGTTCTTAATATCTTGTAGGTTAGATAACTTATTGAACACCGACATAATGCTGACAACATTAATACCATTCAACGTAACCTCATATAAAGGCATATAGGCTACGGACGCACCATTAAGTATACTAGCGTCGGGTACAGATGGTACCGCGGGGTTTTCGGTAGTTTTCGCACCCGTGAGGGTGACAAGGGTGATATCTTCTACTTTGTCCACATTTGTGTATTTTAAAGCAACGACATCTATCCTGTTATATCCCGCGCTCCCGGTCGAAATCGTCGCATCCTCGTACCCCTCAATCCGAAAGAAACAACCGTTAAAAAACCCGGAACCCTCGTAGATTCTTAACGTGTTACCGTCAATCATTTCCGCACCCAGTGCCCGGTTTAATGTTGATACATAGTTCTCTTTTCCTACCAATGCGGCATTTAGATTTCTGATATCATCAGATGTCACATGTGGTTTTCCTGTTTTTCCATTTACTATATTAACCATGCTGATTCCTTTCTTAACCACCTACTTCATAAGTAAGCGTCACGTCCTCGTTATCTTCGATTTTTACAATTATGTTCGTCACCTGTTCGGACAACGTTAGACCAGTTACTTCATCTTTCCCACCGACAATATCGCCGATTTGTGCCCCTACATCCTCCAGGTCAATTTCCTGCCGTTGTCCTTTTTGCAGTTCTTCCAATCTCTTTATCGCGTTCTCTATTAAGTCGGCAAAATTATCTATTACCTGTCTATAATAAGTATTCTGCCGCCACCCTGGCGCACAACTTTCTGTACTCTTCGCATAATACGCATTTGCAACAAAAGTAGGCGGGATGACACTTGTTTTGAGCGTATAACGATTCTTTTCCGAAAAACTGGGGGCAACCTGATAGGTATATTTGGTGTAATATTTATTCTTTTTCCAAGATGGTACGACACTACTGTTTGTACCTGTCTTTTTCACCTGTTCGTAATAACTTTTTTTCTTCTTACTGTCATATTTTTTAAGGTAATAGCTTGTACAATTCGTCGACCAATCGCTGGGTTTTCTAGTATGCTTTTTATACTTTGATGTGCTTTTACCAGATACTTTTTTATATTCACTCACAACACCGTCGCTGTAAAACTCATAGTATTCCTTGTAGGTTTTAGACCATGTTGACGGTTTTTTCGTAACTCTACTATATGATTCTTTTGTAGTTCCGACTGCTCCGTGATACTTAGAAGCGGATGTGAGATAATAATATTTTGTGAATTTCGTTGACCAGTCCGCGGGTATACTCGATACGGGTGTATACACATCTTCTGTGTCCGCTTCAACCTGTTTATAATTCCCATCTTCAAGCGTATAGTAATTTTTGTAAACTTCCTTCCATTGATACGGCATTGTACTTTCTAGTATATAGTTTTCTGTTATCTCTGCGCTGGGGTAATCATACGTTTCTGATATTTCATCAAAACCAAGTAGCACTTTTTCCGACTCGTCAAGTATATAATCTGCATTCTCCAGCGGACGTTCCCGGTCACACCAAAAGTCATAATTCACATTCAAATCATTTTGATAATACGGTGTACAAAATCGTACATAGTACGCATCGTCCGGGACTGTAAAAGAACTTTCTGGGTTGATGTATGTATACGCAATTACATAATTTTTATCTTTATCGTAATAGTATAGATATGTTTTGTACCCTTTGTCGTTTGTAAAATGATATGTTCTTCCCGGATTCACGCGGATGAAGTTTTTACTCCTGATTGCGGGTATGTTGTTTCGGTTCAATCCTCCCGGATAGGCAAGGTCACCTTTTTCAAGTACCCCATCGAACAAGTCAGAACCCACCGCATGATATTTTTGCACTCCACCGTTTTCGTCGGTGAACAAATGAATGATTTTTCTATCTTTTAAATCGCCTTGACCTAAACATACCAGATGATTCACACTTCTATTTTCCGATATTTCAAAAAATAGAGAATCTTCTTTACCGTATACTAGGTAGTCACTCAAATTATTCCTGACATCAGCAGACAATTCAACACTGTATCTTACGCTTTTGATGTTCAGGTTTAGGTCATGTTCATTAAGCATTTGAGTGATACCGTCATATAGGTTGCAATACCTGTGAAATTGATAAGAGTCTATTACAAGTTCGGTTTCAGGGGCAACAAACAACCCGTTAAGTTCGTATTCCACTAACAGTTCATTCAAAATATCAGCCAAATTACCGGAAACAATTTTATAATCCTCGCCCTCGTCAACCTTGATTATTTTACTGCTTAAAATCCCCCGAAAACTCCGACCTGTGTATGATATTTCACCTGTTTTCGTGTTCACGGACATCCCATCAACACGACCACCCCACTCCGTTTCTGCTATATACCAAAAATAACCGATTTTCAGTTCGTGGTTATCCTGCGGAACAATTATTTCAAACTCTTTCTCCTTCGCCAAGTCAAGGTCAAGTTCGTAACCTTGAAGGACACCAAGTTCTTCAATATTTTCATTCATGTATATCAAATCCACTTCGGCTCACTCCTTTCCTCAAGCAGAGTTAATTCAAATTCAAACTCACCCGTCCAAGATACTGTACTTATTCCGGGTGGAATTTTTTGAAAAATTTCATAATCCGTACTCCGGTAATTAAACAGATTAACTCTTCCCCCATCCGCTTGAATCAGCGTAATGGTGCGGTTTTTGGAGTTTATTTCAAGAACTTCGCCAGACTTTACTTCATGTGCCACTTCATACACATGACCGGATATCTCTATGCGCGGATTATTCACTTGCCCGTTTATCAACAGGATATATTCACTCGCATCAAAATGTTCATTACATATCGTTAGTGACGCTAATCCGGTATCATAGTAATCATAATCATAATCGTACGGGTATTCGAGCATGTAATCCTGATTTTCCACGTCTGAATATCTAGCAAAAGTTGAAACCGTTTGACGAACCCAATAGGCTTTGTCTGTCACAAAAATGACTTCTAGGTTCAACAGGTTCCGGTTTATTAGGTAATTTTCTTTCGTGCTTTCTAAAATGTAACCTTCACAGTAATACTCACCCACCCAAAAGCGTCCGGGTTTCTTTGCAAGCACATCCCGTTCAAAAATTTCAAACAGTCTGTTTTTTGCTTCAATACCGTTGTTCGAATACACGATGATAGGGATGGTCTTTTCGACCACCCCTTTCCGGTTTATGTTCACGATTCTGTTGAAGGTGTCGCTGTATCGCCATTTAAAATCTCGTAATTCAGACTCATTTAAAAAATATTCACCTTCGCCAAAAATAATCTCTTGGTTTCGATGATTCACGTATTTAACGCAATCAAGCAAATGACCTCACCAACCTCCCTAGTTCTTTTTCTTTCCAGCGAATGACCACACCATCTGTTAACGCCCTCACTAAAGTGTCATACAACTTCGCGTCCATGTTCGTTAGGACGGCAAGAATCTGTTTTAACGCACCTAATGTTTCACCATTTTCCGCACCCTTTCCTTCAGCGGATGCTTGCTGAATCATACTCATTAAAGAGTTTGTTCCGACTACGGTTTCACTTCCTGCTTCACCTGCACCCATCGGCTGACCATTCTGATTTATCCCGAATATGGTCGGCTCGTTGAGAATCATACCGTTATCCATGGCTTTCGCATACCAATCAACCCCAAAGCTCGGAATCGATGGGGGATTTAGACTAAATGAACCGCTCATTCGAAAGTGCGGCATTTTTATGTGGGGTAGCGACCATGAAAAATTGAAGAACCCCTTAATAGTGTTTATCGCATTGCTGACAATACTTTTTGCACTCTCAAAAATATTGCTGAACTTATCCCTTATCCCATCCAAAACGCCTGATACAACACTCTTTGCCCCGTCCATACCACTCTGAATTGTTGACTTAATGCCATTTAGAAGGTTCGACACGACCGATTTAATACCGTTCCAGACGTTACTAAATGTGCTTTTTATAGTATTCAACACGGTAGTGATTACGGTTTTTATCGCACTCATCACCGTTGTTATGATGGACTTAATTCCATTCCACACAGTTGTCACGATATTTTTAACGGCATTGAATGCGGTCGATATGACTGTTTTTATTGCCCCGGCGACACTTGATACCTTACCTTTTATTGCATCCCAAGCGCTGGATAGAAAATCTTTAACCCCCTGAATTATCGGCACGATACTTTCAAAAGCCGCATTAACTATGGATGAAATAACTTCCGCTATTTCCTCAAAGGCGGGTTTTAATTTATCCGCAATCCACGCGATTAACGCCGAAATAATTTCAATCAGGGGCGGCAAAATCATGTCAATCAACTGTATCAGCGGCTCTAATAGCATCACCAACAGGTCAATGAACGGTTCAAGTAACGCCAACAACGGCTCCAGTAACGGTAGTAATGGTTTTATCAGGGATATAAGTAAAGGTAGGACCATTTTAACGATTTTTATTGTAGGCGGCAGTAATGTTTCTATCAGTTGGATGATGACTGGCAACACGGCCTCCATAATCTCTGTAACTGGTGGCAACAGTGTATCTATTAGGTCAATAATGACTGGCAGGATAGATTCAATTATCTGTTTTAACGGCGGGATTAACGCGCTAAGTAGGTCTTGCATTAC